TTGTTGATATACAATTCAGCTACCGCAGTAGGATTGACCGAATATACAATGGCCATATCAAAGTCTTTGATGGTCGAGTTATCCGATTCAAGAGGTGTAAGATCAATTACGTCAACCTGAACATCCTTGACGGGGAATGTAAGAACATCACCGAAGATAACCTGATTAAGAGAACCCGGTTGAAGTTCACCTTTTTCAACTTGCTTGTCCATACCAATACGCACACCAACTTCACCAGTTTCAATTCGTGTACAAGCCGATGCAGTGGCCATCAGACCAATCAGAACGGCAGCTTTAGCATAACGATTCATTATATTCAATTCCTTTAATTAAAACAATTCAACAGCACTAATAACAATTATTGCAGTAATGATTGTCACCACTGCAGAGTATCCGGCCAACGTAAGCATTTTCATTTTTTCCTTTCCGGTCAGCCTGCGGAAAATATCAGCACTTGTAAAGATGATTACAAACAATGATAGGAAAGCGATAATCATTTTAATCATAACAAACTCCAAAATGGTAGACGGTATGGGATTCGAACCCATGACCTCGGGTTTAAAAGACCTGTGCTCTACCTACTGAGCTAACCGTCCTTAACTTTGTGAATTTGCAGGGTACTCAAAAAAGCAAGTACCCTGCAAATGTCAATACTTATTGAGGTGCCACTGTCACAGTTTCAGCTGCAGGTGCCGCTTCAGCAGCAGGAGCAGTTGCCGCATCGGCCGCAGGTGCAGCAGCTGCATCTACTGCCGCAGGAGCTTCAACTGCTGCATCGGTTGCTTCAGCAGCGGCTTCTGGCTGTTCGGTGCAAGCTGCAGCAGTTAGAGCAACAACAGCAGCGGCGATAAAAGTTTTGATGTTCTTCATATTATATCCTTTTAAGATGAAAATGGAGGACGCGGAGGGAGTCGAACCCTCGGTACCTTTCGGTACGCTGGTTTTCAAGACCAGATCAATCGACCGCTCTGACACGCTTCCGTTGATTTGCCTATTTTGAATTAGGACTTTGTTTAAATCACCTAACCATAGATGAAACTATTAGTCGATACCAAGACTACACTTGTAGGTTTCTAGAATTGCTTCTTCTTGCATTCTGTCATCCCGACTCTTTTTACGAATTTTAACAATTTCCTTTATTGCCTTGGTGTCGTAACCAGTAGCCTTAGCTTCCTGGTAAACATCCTTTATGTCATCGGAAATGCCTTTCTTTTCTTCAGCCAAACGTTCAATACGCTCAACCAACAAACGAAGGCGATCATCAGATTCAGTACTCATTATATATTCCTTAACTTACTTGGACTTGTTTAAGCTTGAAGGCTTTACAAAAAGCCGTTATTTTTTCTAAAAAGTCTTCTTTGGAAAGACCCATTGGGACAGAAACAGTGCAAGATACTTTTTTACCAGAATCTTCAACCGTTCCCGATATTGTATATCCGTAAATCATAACTTCCTCTAAAAAAGTGGATGCCCCGCCAGGGATCGAACCTGAACTCTTCTGAATCAAAATCAGACGTGTTACCAATTACACCACGGGGCAATATTAATCTTTTACGAAAACAGAAAAGTTTCCGTTATATATAGGTTTCTTATATACTGTTCTAGCAAAAATGTCAACCGATTTTGATACAAAGTTATTATCCATATCATCAAAAATTAGCAGGCCATTTGGCTTTAAAAGATTCCAACTTACAACAGCATCATAAAGAACATCTTTAAATTCGTGATTCCCATCTACATAAATTAGATCGAATTTAATATCTGGATCAAGTGTAGATGCTGCAAGCAATAAGCTATCCTTATCCACTGGCACTATATTCAATTTATAATAGTACCAGGAAAAGTAAGTATTGTATTTGAAAATTTGTTCTAAATCTGTTTTAGACCATTTTCCATCTCTCTGTTCAGATGTATTTCTAAACTGACTGACTATATGAATTTGGCTGTCAGGGTGTTCCAAAAGAAGATTAGAAAACCAATTAGTCGATAAGCCTTCATATCCTCCTATAATCAATACAGCTCGAGAAGATCCATCAGTCAGACCATGTTCTGTTATCATTCTTTTAAGAACATTTGTATGTTGATTAAATGACTTATCAGTAAATAACAATTTACGTTCTGGTGGAACTCTACAACCGGGTCGAAGATATGAAAGAAACCGCTCGGTATTATAAGCATTCCAAAAACCAGGGTTGCCACTAGTTTCAATACATGATTCTCTAGAACCAACCACAGCTACAACTGGCGGTGGATCGATGGTTGTCATCTTGAGTTCAAAGATGTTCCGCATTGACATTTGGCCGTCAAGTGAATCATTAAAGCCGTATCGTTTAAATTGATTGATGAGGTACTGTGCTGTCATCGGTGTAACCGCATAAGCGTGAGTGCCTTCAAATCTATCAAGATCCATATAGACATACTGAACATCGGTGGGTACGTTGTAATCGTGTTCTAAGTCGATCCTAGGGCCTAACCAGAGTACCTCTCCATCATCTGGCTTTACAGAACTAAAATCATATTTAACAATTGCATCATGCTCTAAAACCACACCGGGCTCACCGGATTCTACAATTTTTTGCCAAATGCGATAGTGACCGGCACTACAACAGAGGGCTCCAAGATCAGTCTTAGAACCCTGTTCCAATCTATCGAGATAGTAAGGAATAATGTCAATGCCAAGTTCTTCCTGGATGGTCTTATAAGGCGTTAGCTTATAACCTTCAACAGGGATTGGATTGAGATTAGGAAATCGTTCAATCGATTTCACACAATCATCTTTATAGTTAATAGACCTTTGATCATTGATATAAAGGATATATGTGTTCTTTAGCATAGCTCTCATTCCAAACGTTTATAAATCGTAATGTATTGGTAGCCTCGAGGGGTTTCGATCCCCCTTCTTCTGGGTGAAAACCAGAGATCCTAGCCATTAGACGACGAGGCCCCATGTTGGTGCGGACGAGGAGAATCGAACTCCTACCTTCTGGCTGGCAACCAGACGCGCAACCCATTACGCTACGCCCGCATTTGGAGGGACAGGTGGGATTTGAACCCACGGCTTTCAGGTTTTGCAGACCTGTGCATTGGACCACTCTGCCACTGCCCCGTTAATTGGTACCCTTGAGTGGTAACGATCCACCGTCTTCGAGTTATCAGCTCGGTGCTCTACCTTTGAGCTACAAGGGCATGGGGTGATCGACGGGTATCGAGCCCGCAACTCCGGATTCACAATCCAGCGTGTATCCATTAACACCTCAACCACCATAAACTATTTGACTAGACCCCGTTGGCCCTTTCGGGTTAATCCAACACCTCACGACACCGCTCAGGCGATACCGTCCAATCATGCCCTAGTATTACCCTCTTTTAACTTAATGAATGTAATGGCTACTGAGGTGTCGTCTCGCTACAGACGGTAATTTCGCTCTTTACGTTCCTATCATAGAGCGATGAGAACAAATCCCAACCTCTCCCAATCACTTGGTCGCAACAGGAACTTACATTACATTCAAACTGGCTCCCCAAGAAGGATTCGAACCACCGGCCGGACGATTAACAGTCGTCTGCTCTACCGCTGAGCTATTGAGGAATAATTCATTAATAAAAAATTGAATTACCTATTTGTTCTCTGGTCCAAACATTAACCTGTCTTAGAATACCTGGGATCTCACTTCGTTCTTCTACTACATATAGAGGTCTACCAAGCAAGAAAGGTTCTTGTGTTAAGTCCAAAGGTCTAAAGCCACCTGTTTCAATATCAACATTAGGCACTGCAAAAATATGATTTGTTGCCATTAAATATTTTATACCGGACCGATAAAAATTATTTAATGCATTTTGTATATATTCAAAAGAAAAATGGAACAGACAATCACGACAAAGCATCATATCACTATTTGGCAAAGGATCTTTGGTAATATCCAAATGAGTGAAAAATGTTTTTGAATTGCTATAGTTTCTGATATTCTCATCAACAATAGACTTTACAATGTCACCACCGATGTATGTTATGTCGACATCATTTAACATAACAGACATCCATGTCATGTCACCACACGGTGCATCTAATAAAGTTTTAACTCCAAAAATGTCCAACACTTCTGGGAACGCTTGCCTCAGAGGTGCAGTATATTCCATGGATGAACCAGGGCCCGAACTTGGAATGTTGGGATTACCTGCATTCCAAATTTTATTCTTATAAATTTCGTCGAATATTTGTTCCATAAATTATCTTTCAAGATTATGCAAATTTCCAACCACCGATTGGATTGTATGAAAGAGATGTACCGTCGAACAGATTTTCTACCGTTGCTTCAAAGCAGGCTGCTTCAGCAGCGGCCATTGCTTCATAGATACTGTCACCTTCGTAGATATAATATCCTAAATTCACAAGAAAAGTCTTAACCATAATAATCACTCCTTATAGATTAGCTATAACCCATTTAGAATAATATGTCAACCATTACGACATAAAATTATCAAAAATATTAATGACCTCTTCTACGGTCAGTGGCTTTTTGATCTCATAGAATTCACGGTTGCCGACCTTTTCAATTTCGGATGCAGCAATACCTTCAGATTCCAAGAACTGATAAATTTGATTCTTTCGAGCTTCCGTCTTATCAGCGCCATTAGATGCCCAGTTGGCAAACCGAAACATTTTGACTTCACCCGAAGGTGTAACGGCAAACGTAGGCTGAATCTGTTCTCGAGTATTGCCCGTCACATACATAACGTCACTCTTAATTTCTACAACATTAAGGCGACCTTTGAGCTTTTCATAATTTTGGATATACCAATCGGGAAGAGCTTCAAAGTTATCATTCTGCGAAGCTTTATAAACACCAAACAATTCAGAAAACTTAGCCATTTCAAAACATTCCTTATAGTGACCAGAAACAAGATTATCAGTGGGCTTGCGCACACTGATTAAATAGGATTCAAGCAAAAAAGATTCACAATCCTTTTTATTGTCGGCATTAAATCGTTCAAGATTTCTTGCGACGATATAAAGATTATCTATATCATAACTTTTGGAATTAATGTGCTGCAATGCACGGTTGCCATTACCTTTACCAACATAGGTATATTCACCCTTTTCGTTGATATAGGCGTAAACATATTGTCCTAGCGTTTGCCAGAATTCTTGGGGAATTACCTCAGACATTATTCACTCCTTATATTTTCAGTATAAACTATTTTAAAATAATGTCAACCAAAAATGCAGAGAATGGAAACTTTTAATTCAGGTGTCTTACCGCATGGTCAGCTGCGTGCGTAGCGGCGAATGATGCTGGTTTGATCTTTGCATCCATGCCCAGAGATCCCTTTACCCAACCCAACGCTTCCTTGACAGCAACATTTGACTTGTGTTTAGGATCTGGATTGATATCCAAGTGGACTTCCATATGACGGTTACCAAGGACTTCGATTACTTCTGAAGCGGCTTGTACTGCAAACTGAACTTCTGTTAAAAGTCTTTGCTTCAAATTACCATAGTCTGGCATATCTACAGAATCGTGGAATAGGCGACAGCCCTTCTTCGAATCCATGTGAACGATAATAACGGTGGAGTACTTAGCATACCACTGCTTGTTTTTTCTGAAACGAATCGAGTCACATCCAATGTAAACAGAAGACTGTGGACTCGAGCTTATGATAGCTTGCTTTGCTTCTTCATACATAACCTATCCTTATCATAAATGGCATCGGTGCTAGGATTCGAACCCAGACGAACGGTTTTGGAGACCGTCATGCTACCGTTAACATCACACCGACATGAAGGAAGTTTTATATCGTCAAAACCGCCCAAAAACGCAACCTGCATAATACCCAAGCAGCTTGGATGCATGCTATCTATTGTCCGGTTGACCGACATTTCGATTCATAAAACTGGTCTAGGTGAAGAGACTCGAACTCCCAATCCCCGCGCCCCAAACGCGGTGCCTTACCATTAGGCCACACCTAGTTATTGATATATTTAGAAACAAATCTTCTTACTTGAGTATGTGATACATTCCACATAGAAGAAATTTTCTTAATCTTACCTCTTTCATCGGGTAAAGATTTCCACTGTTCAATACGAGTTAAAATTTGTTCTTCTGAAAGAGTCATTGCATTATTTTGGGAAATTATTTTTCTTGTTTCCGAACTATGAGACTTACCTTTAAATCCATATGTAGGATTTTTTGGTCCCCACTCACCTATTTCTCTTTTCTTTTTCATCTCTATAGAATGAAGTAACTTTTTTTCTTCATTCCATCTTAAACATTCTTTATTGATATAATCCCATCCACCTTCACCACCAATTTTTAAATTATACGTGGTTGGATCTGATACCCAATCTTTATTTACATATAATGATTCTTGTTCAAACATGGTTTCTACATCGTCACATTGAATTAATATCTCGCGTTTAAATGATGAGAATCCATATTTAGAAATTGCTTTCTTAATAAGTCTTCCACTACCTAAATATCCGTCATCTAAAGACTGACAAATATGAGCACCTCTATATTTTTTATTGTTAACTAAATTAGTAGTTTCGTAAACAATATAATACATTTTGAACCTCCGATTTTTATTTATTTATAAATCGTAGGTTCTCTAGACTGCGCTAATCCCCGTTAACTATATAAGTCAGTCATATATTTTATATATCCCCGAGGCTCTTCTCGTTGACAAACTGAATTATAATAATGATAGATTAATGAAGGTTTACAAAGTTCTTTCATATAATCTATGTATTCGTCTTGAGTTCCCTTAAGGGCATCATCCCACGCCACTGCATAGAGTGACCAAGATGGAAGTACTTGGTACGTTAAATCGTAGTTAAACAAAAACTTAGATAGACACCTTGGACCAATCTTGCCCCAAATCATTTGGGGTTCAATCTCATTCTCGGTGAAAGTTATCAAATCTGCTAATAGTTGTTTATTGTTAAAATATAAAACTGCATTATTTATAGAATCACTAAACTCCCAAGCGGAAACAAAGTACCTATTATAGGTCAACAGATCAAAATCACTGTAATCTCTTAAACAGAAACAGTCTGTATCAAACCACCAGCCATCTGTATATTGCATGACATAAAGTCTAAACAAATCAGAAAATGGAACTTCATTTACATTACAGTTATCATATGTAAAAGTACCAAGTCTAGATGGATCTAGAATTTCGCTTGCATTTCTTACATTAATTTCTGGAGATAGTGGAAGATCTGTATCATATGTCCATACCGTAACATCCCAACCATGTGCTAGGAAAGAATTAAACGAAGCAAAATTCCGTTTTTGTAATGGGTTTCCAGACCAAAAGAAATTAGCTTTATTCATATTTAATCCTAAAGATGGAGCCCTAGGCAGGATTCGAGCCTGCATCTTACTTCCAGTTACCTTTGGCTCCGTTCGTAGCGGAGGGGGATACTAGGGCATTAATGGTTGCGGGAGGGCGAGTCGAACGCCACCGAAAGGTTATGAGCCTAACATGCTACCGTTACAATATCCCGCGTCAAACTTGGTGGCCAGTGTCGGGTCATGCGCAGTAGCCCCGATCCATTTCACATTCCATCGCTGCTTATGATCATCTCACAACGACGTATACCGGCCATAATAGCCCAGAAGGACTAAACTGGTGCGGACATCGAGAATCGAACTCGAGACCCCTGGGTGGAAGCCAGGTACGTTACCTCTACGCCATGCCCGCATTAATTTTATTTATATGGTGGGTGAGGATGGATTCGAACCAACTCAGCGAACGCAACAGATTTACAGTCTGCCCTAGCTCTCCAACTCTAGCGCTCACCCGAAAATGGTAGACCATGTAGGATTCGAACCTACGACCTAAGGATTAAGAGTCCCGCGCTCTACCAACTGAGCTAATGGTCCATAAAAACTTTATCCGATATAGATCCGATCACGATCGGAATCTGCAGGAGCACCAACTACTCGGTGTTCGATGTAGTAGGCATCAAGGAAACGATCACCGTCACGAGTGTACACACCGTGAGCAGAACGTGCTTCTTCTTCAGAAGCATAGACACCCAACAGAAGCGAACCTTCGTAATCAAACTCACCTAACAATGCAAAAACTTCCATGACAAATTCCTTATTTTAATTTCGGACCCCAGTAACCACCATACACTGCGTGGTTCTCAATGTATTTGATAACATCATCGGCTAACATTTCTTCTTTGCCTGCCGTATGCATCAAACCATTCCAGAGGAATTCAAAATCATCGTAAAATGCATCACGATCAACTTCATAGATAAACTTAACAGCCTCTACAAAGTTATGAGCACCCGACCATTGGCTGCCTCCATTAAAATATGCGTGAGCACCTTGGAGGACGGCTTGGTGAAGGACTTGGTCGATGTTTTTCATTTTCACTCCTTATATTTTCAGTATAAACTATTCTAAAATAATGTCAACTAAAAAAGTGAGGAAGTAAGCATCTCACGTCTTGATGCTTGTGTTAAACATTCTCGACAGACTCCATAGACCCTACGCTATGCGAGTAGTTTAACTATAAACTGGTACCGGATGACGGGATTGAACCGCCGACCCTCTCCGTGTAAAGGAGACGCTCTACCGCTGAGCTAATCCGGCATTAAAGATTTTTGGTAGTTCGGACGTAGACCCGAATCGCCAGCGGCGTGACAAGCAAGGGTTCCCGGCTCACGCACTTCGTTGCAACCTTAAATACTGTTCCATGACTACATGGACTCTACCAAAACTGGTGCGGGTAGAGGGACTCGAACCCCCACGCCGAAGCGCTAGTACCTAAAACTAGTGTGGCTACCAATTACACCATACCCGCATTAAACTGGCTGACCCCAGGGTCTCGAACCCTTCATCCTGCGTAAGACCTTTTGTCGTTTCGAACCGACTACGAGTCTCCCTCGA